GTTAACTTATCAAGGACTGAAAAATGATTGTTCTAAACTATGCCAGCAAAAAAGACCTTAAAGCTTCAATCGGTAAGCCTTTGAAGTACATTGAGACTAGCCTATTCGGGCCAGAATACCAGGAAAACGGTACTCTGACAGGCGCAAATAGGCCGCACATTACTGGCCTTGGGCGCGAGTTTTTTGCTCGCGTAACGCTGGAAAATGGCCTGATTGTAAAGGTGCAATAATGATTAAAGACTACATCCTAGCTATTGTGATCGGCTTTGCACTAACGGCACTGGCCCTGCACTACTTTGATGTTCTCATAAAATGAACACTTTGACCACGGGCAAGGCCCATATATGGCGCTGTCATGTTGCTAGCGCTACCGATTACGCTATGCGCTACGGTTACCCGTTCTCTAGCGTAAAAACTAGGCAATCATGGTTCTATTCAATAACCTATTCAAAACCAGGAATCTAAAATGAAGCTCTCAGAATTTATTGAACAATCCAACGGAAAATTTATCACAGTCGCATTTTACAAAAAAGATGGAACACTTAGGACGATGAATTGTCGGCTAGGGGTTACCAAGCATTTGAAAGGTGGTGAATGCACTGTAGATCGTGAGAAGTACATTATCGTATACGATATGCAGTCGAAGGGCTATCGGTCGATAAATAGGGACACAATAGAGTCAGTCTCATGCGAAGGTGTAACAATTACCAAAGGGGCCTAAAATGCTAACAATAGACAAATTTAATGTGGATTTCACAATCGACAAAAAAGACAACGAACTACTGGTGGAATTTTTCGATTCAAGATATCCACATACACCGAAGGGTCAATTTGTGTCGCGCTATTATGTCAAAACCCTACTGGGGCATGAAGGGTTCTATGGCAGCAGGCTAACTGATGGGCTATGCCTACACGGTGGGGTTCCTGAGTGGAACATCTACAAAAAGGATATACCAGCCCTGAACGATTTCCTGGAAAAAGGTCTTGCAAGACATGAAGCGATGGTATCGTAGAATCAAAAATGCATTGGCTATTGTGGGCTTTTTGTCCACTTTAGCCATAGCCAGTGGCTCGTTTGGCTATTGGTGGGCGCACCATGGTACAATGGTGATGCTGGAAAATTCACAGTCCAGCGTATTGTGTGGCTCTTGTAGAAAGGCTATAAAATGAGCGAAGCTTTGGTAGACGATTACATTGACGATGCCCGAAAGTTTATCGAGACTCAGGGCGCAGCCGGTGAGCTATGCTGGCTGAACATTCACGCTAACAAGCTGGAGAGGTTTACTTTCCAGGAATTCATGACTGATGCGTTATGGAATCAGTCTGTTCTGAAAGCTTTCAATACATTACTAGTGTCAGCAAATCAGAAAAATGTTGACAATTTTAATCAAGTATTGAAAAAATACGCTATTGAAACTTGGCTGAATGATGTAGTAGACTGGAGGATGGATAATTAAGGCTCAGGAAGGCCCTTAATCGGGCCTTGGAGCGCTTTTTAGACCCTATGGTAGGGCTAGGTAGCCACCTCGAGGTGAACAACCTAGAAAGACAATAAAAACCAGGAAAGGATAAATTATGCATTGTCGTGCCTGTGATGCGCTGCTGAGTGACTTTGAAGCCACCAGACGAAACGCTATAACCTTTGACTTTTTAGACCTATGCAATGCATGTTATTCTGAAATACGCAATATTGTGCCTGCTATAGAACGAAAAGATCTAATGACTTCTGAGGATTATGATGACTTTTTCAACGAAGAAGGAGATAATGATGACTTAAAAGACTACTTAGATGAAGACTTATATGAATAATTACTTTAATAGTATTATTTACATTAAAGTATTATTTACTATATAGTATAGCAAGAAGTGTGCCAACTTTGGAGAAAACTATGGACGATGAAGAAATTGCATCAGCACTAAAGGAATCCTGGTATTGGTCTGTCTTAGAAGACATGCTCGTGATGTTCAAGGAATACGGTAAAGAAACCGTACTGAGGGATGCAGCTAATCTGCTACTGGAGCGTGAGCAGAAGAAAGCTGAAGCACAACGATGACATTAGCGCTTATAATCTTTGTCTTAACCTTAATCAAGCTTGCCTTGAAATAATGGAGTTATCATGTCCTGCAAATATGACTTTTGTGGTTATCCTACTGGTGAATGTCAAGAGTATTGCAAGAAAGATTTTGAACGCATGAGTTATGAACAAGCTGTCCAGTTATGGGTGTCTCATGACCCTTTTAAGCGAGCTTCACCAAAATTGATTAAAATGGTACAAAAAGAGCCAAAAGCATACAAGTATGCACAAGAGGCGCTATTATGAATGATCAGACAATCATAGAATTATGGGTAAAAGCCAACAAATTAGCTGGAGTAGAGCATACGCCTAACTTTAATGAACTCAAAGAGTTTGCTAATTTGATCGAGCAGCAAGTATTCCAGGAATTTAAATGGTTGTCTGTGGTTGAAGTTATGGAAATTGCTGATGATGTGCTAGGGCCGTTCAGTTTCTATTCGGCAGTCGAGGATAAGCTAAAGGAGAAAAACACATGACCGAAGAAGATTTCGACGAGGCTATGGAAAGGGGCGATCTTGATCTTGAATACTCCGAGTACATCGAAAGCCAGACCCCGATAGGAAATGGTACAATGCTCATTAATGCCATCGAGTCGGGGCGATTCTACGAGGGTTTTAAGGATAGAATGGTAGACTTTGAATGAAAGGAAAATCGTGAGTAATCTAAGACTAGCTTCAGATTTTGTGAAGCATGTGGCGTGTGAGCATTGTGGAAGCTCGGATGCGAATGCGCTATACACAGACGGGCATACCTATTGTCACAAGTGTGGCAAAGTTGTCAGCGAAGCAGATAATGAAGATGCCCAGCGTTGGAAAGAGGAAGTATTAAGGTCTAAATCCATGAAAACCACTGGTGAAGTTAAAGCCATACCTGATAGAAAGATCACAAAGGAAACCTGTGAATACTACAAAGTTACTCAGACAGACACAAAGCATGTCTACCCCTACACCGATGAATCCGGAAACTACATGGCAGCAAAGATTCGCACGGTGGCTAACAAGACTTTTTCTGTAGAAGGTCAGTGGAACAAGGCCACGCTATTCGGTCAGTCCCTGTTCACCAAAGGCGGCAAGTATGTCACTTTGGTGGAAGGTGAACTCGATGCGCTTGCGGCTTTTCAGATGCTTGGATCGAAGTGGCCTGTGGTGTCTATCAGGAATGGGGCACAATCGGCTCTGAAGGACTGCAAAGCCAACTATGAATGGTTAAACACTTTTGACAACATCGTAATTTGCTTTGATGACGATAATCCAGGAAAGGAAGCTGCTGCTGAGGTGGCTGAATTGTTTGGATCGAAGGCCAAGGTGTTCAAGCACATGGAAGCAAGCAAAGATGCCTGCGACTATCTGGTGAATGGTAAGACAATCCTGTTTGTCAATAACTGGTGGAAAGCAGAGACTTATGTGCCTGATGGTATCGTGGCTGCGTCAACTCTATGGGATCTTGTCAGTACCCCTGAACCAGCAGCAGAGGCTCAGTATCCATTTCAGGGCCTGAACGAGCTACTGTACGGTTTCCGGCAGTCTGAGCTTATTACGGTCACCGCTGGAAGCGGCTTAGGTAAAAGCCAGTTTCTGCGAGAGATTCTGCATCATATTCTTGTCACAACAGAATGGAACATCGGCGGTCTGTTCCTTGAGGAATCCATCAGGAAAACGGCTCAGAGCATCATGAGCATCAGCGCAAACAAAAAGCTACACTTGCCCGATACTCCAGTATCTGACGAGGAACTGCGGGAAGCCTTTGATGCTACTCTAGGGTCAGATCGTATTTTTCTGTTTGAACACTTTGGTAGCACATCGTCAGACAATATCCTGAACCGTATCCGCTACATGGCTAAAGGGCTAGACTGTAGGATTATTTTTCTAGACCATATCTCTATCATCATTTCAGGACAGGATCTTGGGGATGAAAGAAAAGCTATTGACAATATGATGACTAATCTGCGTACACTTGTGCAGGAGCTAGGGATTACGCTTGTTGTTGTCTCACACCTGAAAAGGCCCAATGGCAATCAAGGCCACGAGGACGGGCAGGCTGTATCGTTGTCTCAACTTAGAGGCTCAGGCGCTATCGCTCAGTTGTCGGATGCGGTCATAACCCTGGAAAGGAACTCTATGAGCGATGACCCTATCGAGAGGCATACAACTAAGGTGGCAGTGGCTAAGAACCGTTACAGTGGGCTTACAGGCCCTGCGTGTGAGCTACGCTACGATCTGTTCACTGGTAGAATGAACGAAGTTACTTTGGAGGAACTATGAATCACTCAGACGGAGGTAAGGGCTCTTCACCGAGGCCATTCAGTATCTCAAACGAAGAATATTCTAAACGATGGGACGCTATCTTTGGCACGGAGGAAGACGAAGAGGAAGATGAGGACGATGAAGAACTCGACACTGACGAGGATGAAACATGACTATCTATATAGCTGTGGTGGCGGTGTGCCTCAATATGTGCCAATTCGCGTACACTTCAGACGGATTTGATACAAAAGAACAATGTGTAACATTCATAAAAGAGGCTATCAAAGATTTTGACAAGCCTACGCTGATGAATAGTTATGCACTTTGCATTCCTGTAACTGTTCCTAAATATATCTAAGGAGTACTGTATGACTACATCAGAGGTGGTTTTAATTCAAGAGAATGAGGATGGTAGTGCTATCCTCCAGTTTAATTTTTCTAAGGAAGAGCTTGATGCGCTTACACGCTATGGCATTGTCACTGCGATAATGAATGGCGTTAAAGAAGCTGAGAAGCTACACCCCAATTATGGCGAAGAAGAGAAAAAAGAAGAGGCGTAACCCTGTTGTTCTCGCCCTGCTTTCTAGACCAAAAAGAAACGCAGGTAAACACAGGAACAGAAAGAAAGAAGCAAAGGAAAAAGAAATATGAGTTCTTGGTTGATTGCAATTATCGGTATCGTGTATGCCGTGGTCGGAGTAGATCTGTGGCTTAAAGGAGACAATGGGCACTCTATTGCTTTCTTTGGGTACGCTCTTGGAAATGTTGGTCTTTATCTTGCGGTACAATCGTGATAGATCTTGATCAACTAATTGGCAGGCTGCTTAACTTGGAAGATAGGTATTTCGAGTTGCAGGACAAGTATCAAACTCTTATCCATCAGTACGAGGAACTGAAAGAACACCATGAAAATTGCACTGGACATAGAAACGAATCTGGCACACAACCGGATTCACCTGTGCGTGACTAAAGACCTTGATAGCGGAGAAATTAAAGTATGGAAAAATCCAAGTGGCCTAAACGACTATCTAAGCAAGGCTACACTCCTGATAGCTCACAATGGGATTGCGTTCGATTTCTATCTGTTAAACAGGTTATGGATGACGAAGATTCCCTTGAGGAAGGTATTCGACACATTAGTAGCAAGTCGGCTATTAGAGCCAACGAAAGAGAACGGGCACAGCTTGGAAAGCTACGGAAAGCAGCTAGGTACACAAAAAATTGATTACAAGAAAATCTGGCAATGGATGATGGATCGTAAAGAAGACTACATCGGTGAGTGCTACGACAGTCCCTTTGATAGCTTGCTAGAGACTTATTGTATACGCGATGTTGATGTTCTAGAAAAGACCTACACACTGGTTAGCAACAGGCTGATCGCAGAAGGCTTCTCCGAGGATTCTGTAAAGCTGGAGCATCAGGTGGCGGCTATCATAGCTCAACAGGAGCGTAACGGATTTAAACTGGATGTACCCTATGCAACCGTGCTACTTACTGACCTCAAGACAAAAATGGCAGGAATATATGAACGAATGCAGGAACGCTGGCCTCCGAGAATTCTGGAAAGATACTCCGAGAAAACAGGAAAGCGACTCAAAGACGAAGTTGTTTCCTTTAATCCAGGAAGTAGAAAGCAGATCGGAGAAAAACTCCAAGAGCTAGGGTGGAAGCCTAAGAAGTTTACTGAGAATAATCAGCCCATCGTTGATGAAGTTGTACTGATGGATTTGAGCATTCCAGAGGCTAAGGTGATCGCTGAGTACCTGCTGCTACAAAAGCGTATCGCTCAGATAGAATCCTGGTTAGAGGCGCTAGGAAGCGATGATAGGGTTCACGGTAAGGTGATCACCAATGGGGCTGTAACAGGCCGTATGACGCACTCTAAGCCTAACATGGCACAGATACCTA